CTGCATTCCTCAATACCGGAAGGTGTGACGGCATACCGTATGATGTTCAGATATTCCTGAAACAGCTTCAATGGGCTGCAGAAATTTTTGAGTTCGAAAGAAATATAACGCGTGCAGCGGGAAAGTTAAGGCAACGTATCAGTGCATCGCAACAACTATCGGTTGATATAAGAACCTGCAAGGCTCGTATCTATGCAGCAATCAACTATTTCAATATAGACAACAATACTTCTATCAAGGTATGGGAGAATAACTATGCCGATAAGTTCGAAGACCTTGCCAAGACGTGTGCTGCTTCCGGAGATTATAAAACACAGCTGAAGTGTTATGATGCTGCGCGAGAAAGTCGCAGGCGTGCGGCACAGATAGCAGAAGCCGACCGTGATCTTGGTATAGTATTCCTTATTGATCCGCGTGTTACTCCGGAAGATCTTGGCTACGAAAAGAAATCTATCAAAGAAATTGCCACCAAACATAATGAGGGCTTTTATCTTAAACTTATCAATGATCTTCCTATCGATAGTATGGAGAAGAAACGATTACTCAGGGATGCCGATATACAGGAAGCCGAATTTGAAGAACTAAACGAAGAGTAACCATGATGGAATATAATGAAGACTATGCGCCAGATGCCGAACAGGAATTTGAGCGTTACTACATGAACCAAATTCAAACCGTTGCAAATATCCTTGATCCGAATACGCTCTATGTGGAGTGGGGACGTGGTACCGGAAAAACAGAAGGTGTAATAACACCTAGGCTAATACGTGTTGCTAACTCACTACCGGGAGAGCTGGCGTTTTTGGTACATGCTACTTACGTGGCCCTGCTTGCAAATGTCTGGCCAAGTATTCAGGCTTCCTTCTCAAAGCAGGTTATGGTAAATGGTAAAGCTAGGCCCATGCTTGAATATGGCATTGATTACGTGATAGGAGAAAATAAGCTACCATCGCACTTCCGTTCTCCACGTTATCCCATTGTAAATCCTAAGCACAGCGTTGTGTTTAGAAACGGGTTTCACCTGCAGTTTGTTGCATCCGATCAGCCCGACTCTGTTGCCGGACGTTCAGGTAGTCATGCCTTTGTGGAAGAAATGAAACACAACAAAGGCGAAAAACTTAAATCCAGATTATTCCCAGCTCTTCGTGGTGGTTCTGCTGAGACAAGAAAGTCACCCTATTATCAGGGGATTACGGCAGTATCCGATACTGCTCGCGTAGATATTGGTGAAGATGATTGGTTTGAGGGTTATGAAAAAAATACCGATCCTAAACTTGAAGCCGAATTGATAACGGTAGCGCTTCATCTGAATGCAGCCATTTACAAGCAATACAAACTTATAGCCGAACAAAAGGAAACTACTAATCCGGTTCTGCTTGAAAAAATAAGACTGGAACTTATAAAGTGCGAACGTATTATTCAGTCATGGAAGCCCCGCATTGATGATATGCGACGTAATTCAACTGTCTATCTACGTGCATCTAGTTTCTGTAATAAGGATATCCTTGGACCTAAGTTCTTCAAGACTCAGCTTGACACTCTTGATATAGATGAGTTCCTTACTTCTATCTGTGCCATCCGTCATAAGGAAGTAGTGAACAAGTTCTTTGCTCGCTATGATAAGTCTGTTCACCAATTTAGTGACGGGTACCTTTATCAGTCAATTCTGAAGCTCAACCTGAAAGATCAGTTTATACTTACTGCTCGATATCTGAAGTACTACGATAAAAACGATGAGCTGTTACTTGGATACGACCCCGGGCACTTTAGCTCTTTAGTGGCTGCTCAGGAAAAAGAATATGGTGGTGAAATACGCTTACTTAAAAACTTCTGGTGTACCTATCCGGACGAACAGCCAGAACTGGCAAAGCAGGTGTATGAGTTTTTTGGTTGCGAAGCGGTAAACAAACGCATTATCCTTTACCCCGACCGTGCAGGAAACAAAAGACGTGAAGAGCTGGAACAGATAACGACCGATTCCCGTCTACTGAAGAAAGAACTTGAAAGCTACGGCTTTGAAGTGGAACTGATGAACGAAGGACAGGCCACCGTGTACCACTGGCAGCAATTCAAGCTCCTGCTTCTTTTGTTCGCTGAAAAAAGCAACGCCCTTCCTCGCGTTCGTATTGATGAGAACGAGTGCAAGGAACTATGCAGTTCCATTCCTCTTTGCCCATTGAAGAAAACCAATGGAGAAATAGAGCTGGATAAAAGTTCAGAGAAAAAAGTACCGATAAGGAAACAGGCAGCACTCACAACACAGATACCAAGTGCACTAATCTACCTACTTTGGGGGCGTTACGGAGAAAAGGTTATGAGTGAATTATCGAACATACCAGATAATCTTCCCGACAATATAATGGTATAATAATAGTCGTGCAATATAATAATACCCCCTGCAATATATAATAATAGGGGGTGTTTGACATCGCTTTAATATTCAATACTTTATTTATCAGGGCTTTAACTTTCCGGAGAAAAAAAACGCATTTTTCGTCTCTCTCCGGAGCCCACGCCCCGCTGATAAGTCGATGTGAGGTGCACGATTTTGCGAAAATCGGGAAATATGAGGGATGGCTGCGTACCGTCCTTTATTACCTATTAAAAAGGAAATAATTTCGGGCATGGAAACGAATTTGAATGCTGTGCAGGCAATGCAGTGGGCAAGGGAGATATCAAAGGTACCCGATGGCACATTCACCATTGCATTCTATCCCTACTCCAGGCAACTGGGTAAGGCAAGCAGCGAACTAAAGATAGTGCAAGGATGCAAGTGGCGAACACAACTACCTAAGGAACGATTTGAGATAGACGCCGATAACCTGCTACTGTATACAGATGGAGATGGCAATCCTAAGATGTGCTATCGCATACTGATCAGGTTCATGGGTTTCCCGAACGATGGATATAAATTACATAAAATAGATTGGCTATGAGCAATACCATGATGATGGGCAACCTTGGTTGCTTTATTGATAACTCGAATATTATATCTTTCCAGATGGGTGATGTACCTGTATCCGGCATGGACTTCCCCGGACATGCAGAGAGCTCGCCTATAATGCCTTGCAGTGATACTCAGTGGAGCTCACTGCAAGGTGCTAACTCTACCTTTAACGTACTATATCGCGGACCTAACAACCGTAAGTGCGAAGAGATAGAGATGGATATAATGCAGAATAGGTTACTTCCAACATTAATCAATAAGCAGGTTAATATGCTATATGGTCAAGGACTTATGCCTTATCGTCCTGTTCTGTCAGCAGATGGTAAGTTCAAAAGACAGTGGGAGTTATTACCTTCCGTAACTGCATGGCTAGACTCATGGACTACTCAAGGATTAGAATCAGATTATAAGGAGACGGCCAAGGCATGTATTAAAAACTTCTATACGTTTGGAGACTACTTCATTAAGTGGCGCTTTACTCAGGGAAAATCAGTAGGAAGTATTCCTGTATCAGGATTAGAGATATTGGAGAATAAACATTGCCGACTTGCCACAACTCGTAAGGATGTTGCTTCTGCTCTTATCAGTTACAGTGATCTTCGTTTTGTCGCTCTTGGTAAGTGGGGATACGGTGTAAGTAACTACATGTTCTATCCACGCTTTCTCATGGCAGATGTAGCTAACTATAACTTTGCTGCTATTGGACACTACCGTAAGAAAGCAGTAGGCCAGTTCTATGGTGTGAACGAAACGCACCAGGGCACGCAGCCATATATCAAAGGAAGCAATAGTACGCCTAGGTACATCAACTCTTTCCTTAAGAATAGTCTGGCAGCCAAGCTTCATATAATCATTCCAAATGCCTGGATAGAATCAAAGCGGGCACAGATAACAAAGATATGCGCTGAGAATAAAAAGCGGGCAGCTAAGGGAACTCCATTGCTTACTTATAATAACATTGAGGTAGGAACCGACTTTCTGGAATCTTCGCTGATTGAATATATCAATTCAGAGATGAGACATATATCCGGGTATCTATCCGGAGAAGATAACCAGGGGAAAGCCTATGCCACTATCAGCTACTATAACAATAGCAAGGGCACAGAAGAACGATGGAAGATAGAGACAGTTGATATGAAGTATAAAGAGTACATTGAATCACTTATAAGTTATGATAAGCGTGCAGATGAAGTGTTACTCAGCTCAGTGGGCCTTGATCCTTCCATATCATCCGTGAGTAAGGATGGTGTTATCAGTAAGTCGGGAGCCGATGTTTATTACAACTACCTTATTTACTTAATGCAACTTAATCCGGAAGATGAAATTTGTAGTGAGCCATTTAACCAGGCGTTGCAACTCAACTTCCCTAAACTATATGCACAAGGATATCGCCTTGGCTTCTATCGTGAGACTCCTGCACGCCAGGAAGAAGTAGCACCCAGTAACCGCATAAACCAACAACAATCATGATACTCGATAAACTATTCGCATCCATCGCAGACCTAAGGAACTATGTTCCGGATCTGGAAGCAAACAAAACATTTGCTTCTCTCAATGCCAGCGCCGTATCCGCTTACAAACAGATTTGCATAATCATATCCAAAGAGGTTTATAAAACAATATCCGAAATTGAAGATACTCCGGAACCGGACGAAAAGAAAGAAGCTCTTAAAACGGCTATTGCAAACCTTACTATTTCAAAGCAACTTGTATTCGATACGATCAATCGTCGTAAGAATAACATCGAGGTGTATAAGTACGAGCTGGAAGAAATGAAACGCAATTACCAGGCATCTTATTATGATGCTATGGATACGCTTATCTCATTGTTGAATGAATCGGATATTAATGCTTGGAAAACAAGCACATACTATAAACTTATTGATAGCCTTAAAATAAAGAATGCACAGGACTTTGATGCTATCTACCCCATAGACCAATCTTATCTCTTCTTCTTCCGCTGCATACCCTTGCAAAAAGAAGTCATTGACGAAAAGATGGAAGGCATATTCAGCAGGGCAATAAATAACGAGAGCGCAACCGCCCTGCTGAATCGTGCTCTTGCAAAATATGTCATATCAAAGGCATTAAGACGGTTTGACATTCTTGAGTTCCCGGAAGTGATAAGGGGGTTGTTCAAAGATTCAAAAATTCAAAGGTATGGAACTCAGGAACAAGAACAGATATTGCGCATAGCTGACTCACTAGATGATGAAGCCGACAATCTTATCAAAGATGTAGATGTGATGCTTACGGACGATACCGCAACAAACATTGTTACTCAGACCTCATTTAACCAACCGGATGATAAAATATTCCTGATGCCATGAAAGAAATTGAATTCTACATTAAAGAAAAGAAGTTCACCCTCAGCAACTCATGGGAAGAACTTTCACCGGAGCAATACGAAGCTCTTATTTCAGATGTTCAGCTCTTTGCTGAAGGGAAACTATCTGCAGCAATGGTAAAGGTTAACTATGTGTGCCGGTCACTTGGCATACAGCGTAAGCATATCAAGGATGAAGATGCCGTGTGTAACCTTGCCTGGCTGTCAGAACAGGTAACCTTTCCTTTTGTGATTGTATATCCGGATAATGATGCTGCACTTGAGGGACTTGATCCGGAAATGAAAACGAAGTTTAAACGTATACCTCCGGAACGGATGAACGGCCATGCGCTTGCAAGGTACCTGAGTAAGCTTGAATATAATTTTGCGCTGGATGGTAGTTTCTGCGCACAGCTTGTTCCGGTTATAAAGGTTGGAACTAAGCTATATAAAGGTTATAAAATAGATGCCTCATTCAATGTGCTTACCTGCTCACTCACGGCATTGCAATACATAGAAGCTCGTGAGGTGATGGCTGCAAACAATCTACCTTTATTGGCTGCCATCTTATATAGCCCGCAACCGTATAGCTCGGATAACGCGCAGCAGCTCGCTGCTGAATTTAACAAGCTACCACAATCTACGCTTCAGGCAATAGCGTTCAACTTTATGGCTTTCAATAACTTTCTGTTTAAGAAAACGGATTACGCCATCCTTACGGAAGGAAGCTCTGAGAATAAACCGATTAGTACCGGAGCTCTTGAATCACTGTATAACCTTTCGGCAGATGGACTAGGTAATAGTGATGAGGTGGAACAAATGAACCTGATTAAGTACCTTACCATTATGCGCAAAAAGCTTATAGAGTCTGTAAAGAGCCTAAAAGCTGCCAATATGGATAATGCCAAGATATCGGAAGAAACAGGATTACCAATTCACATAATAACCAAGATATAGCCATGATACTAGACATTATTAAATACTTCTCAAAATATCCCGAGCGTGCAGGGGTGCTGCATATGTTCGTTAATGAGGTGAGCCAGATGCCTGGATATAATGATTTGAAAACTTATGTGCAGGATCTTCCTGTACATGGTGTTATTCCCGATATTGAATATATGGCAGTGGGCCAAAGCATGGATAGCTTGAAAAGCTTCCTTACTACCATTACAGGATGCGTTACTTATCTACTCGTAGATTTTGGCGAAATAAATAGCTCAAAGAACAACAAGAATACGATCAGCGACTCCATGAAGATGGCTGTCACCGTTGCAATGCGCATGGAAGATGGAATTGATATCATAGAAGAATCAATTGCAAGCGCCAATACGCTGGATATAATCAACCGCCTACGTGCTCACCTGATGAAAGACAGCCGTGACAAAGTGCTTGGCTCGTGGTTCGACTTGATGGATGGCCGGCATGACCTGGTGCCATTTGTATCAAAAGAGCTTCAAAGCATCGGATGGACTATCATGTTTCAAGCGTCGGCTACTGACATGCTCGATGTAACTACAATTATGAAAGAATATTAATTTTAAAATAATGAAAAGAATGGATTCTATTAAAA